AGCAGATAGACCCAGAAAATACCAAGCTTTCAGGCCAGTACGTCTTTATGGACAGTTCGAACACCAACTTGGCAGAGCAAATTGAGAAGATCAAGAAGTTGCAGGGAGATCTCCTGACCATAAGGAACGGGCTCAGTAAGTCTGAGTAAGTTGTTTACATCTTTCTCTGGATTGGGTAGGGTCAGACCGTGAAATTCTTTTTGGTTAGTGGAATCGGTGTTAGCCAACACATCGAAAATACAGTCCAAGGCCAGGAAAACATGGTGATTCCAGAGAATCCACACTTGGTGTTGAAATTCGTTCTGGACCACTGTGAGTCTCAACCTCCACTTGATGTCTCAGAGGAGATCATCAAGAATTTCTGTGCTGTGCTGAACAAGTCATGGAAGTTTGTCTTCCCCAATGAGCACGTGCCAAGAAATCCTTATCACTATGGCGCGGAATATCGAAATGTGTTGTCTCACAATCGTATAAGGATTCCACCTCCAGAAGACAGAAGTGTGGAGGTGATTTTACGCAATGAAGTTCTGCCAAACTCAATCTCTGAAACTCAACTGAGGTCCATCATTTGGCGTCTGGCCAATGCGTTTGAGTGGTGCACATTGCCCAACAGAAAGAGGCTTTCTGGCCACTCATTCTTTACACGAGAGACATGGAATGCTATCTCTGTCTATCGATCGGCCGAAGTTTTGGCCAGAACTACTTCTGCCGATTCTCCCGCTCAAGATCTCGAATCCGCTGCTTCAGATCATCCAGCTCAGACTGACGCTGCTGAGTAACTGCGATGGCTGTATTAGCCGCATTGACGCTATTGACAAGGGCGTCAATGCGGCTGTTTATTTGCTGCTGGCCTTGTGTGATGTCTTGTCTCAATGACTTGATCTCATTGGAGAAGTCTGACTTTGTGACGTAGTTTTGGTTCAACCACAGTACTGCCACAAATCCCAGTATGACTGCGAACCGGTAGACCCACTCACCGTAGGTGCTTAAAAAGTGTTGAAGCTTTTCTTGTCTTGGCTCGCCCATAGGTCTTCTTTATGAAGCTATACAGCCATAATAACAGCACATCTGTCAAAACAAGCACACCCACTGCCACAAGGAATGGCCACTTGACGGGAGTTGTCCAGTAGATGAGCGACACCAACGCAGTTTGACACCAGCAAACCAGGAGGTGTAGAAACACAAGTGGCTTTACAAAACGAAGCCATGGCACATTACTAGTGTCCAGAATTATCCGGAAACTAGTAATGGCCATGAATACCAGTTCACACAGAAGTGTGGCCTGAATTATGATGCCAATAAGCACAGACTAACTATGAGCAACCCAGGCTGGTGCCACAGTTAGTGCATGTTGCACATGTGCCACTGATTTGAACATTGGAGCTGCCGCACGTCGTGCAGCACTGGCCGCTCTTGTATGTGGAAGTGCTGGCGGATTTGGTTGCGCCTTCAACCATTGTAACAGGCGCGGGTTTCTGGGCAGAACCCGAGCTGACATCAAAGGTTTTCTCACGTTTTCCATGGTCCGGAAATTCGCTTTCCATCCAACGGAAGATGTAGTCGATGATTGAACTTGCAGTTCTGATCTTCGGATTACTAGTGTAACCATGGGGTTCAAAACGTTGGTGTGAGAACTTGTCAACCAATGTCTGAAGAGGCACTCCATACTGCAAGGAGATTGAAGTCAAGGTGCCAATGGCGTCCATCAGGCCACCCATAGTAGAACCCTCCTTGGCCATTTGGATGAAGAGTTCACCAGGGCGTCCGTCATCGTAGAGACCCACAGTGGCATAACCCTCTTGGCCACTGATGTTGAACTTGTGGGTAAGAGCCTCACGAGTGTCTTGCAGACGCTCACGATATGGTCCGCCCTTGGTTGTGACTTGGTGCAGGGCTGACTCCAACTGAGCCACTTTGGCCTCCAGCGCTTTCAAAGCAGAGGTATCAGCTGTGTCTGCGTTTGATGACGTGTTAAGAGGCTGAGAGCGCTTGGAGCCATCGCGATAGATGGCCACACACTTCAGACCAAGTTTCCAGGCCTCAATGTACGCGTTGCGAATGTCATTTGCCGTGGCATTGCCTGGCATGTTGACTGTCTTGGAGATGGCTCCAGAGATGAACGGTTGAACAGCAGCCATCACATTGAGGTGGGCCATCCAAGGAATGGAGCGTTGGCCTTTGGCCGCCTTGAAAGCACAGTCAAACACAGGAAGGTGGTAAGCCAGCAAGCCGCTTGTCTCACCTTCAACATCTTCAATAGTATCGTGCTTGAAGATGTAATCAGTGATACGGGCAATGTCAGCACTGGAGTAACCCAACTGCTTCAAAGCAGCCGGCACTGTGTTGTTGACAATCTTCAAGTGACCGCCACCTGCAAGTGTCTTGTACTTCACCAGGGCGATGTCCGGTTCAATGCCTGTGGTGTCACAGTCCATCATGAAGGCAATGGTACCTGTGGGAGCAACCACCGTAACTTGAGCATTACGATAGCCGTGATTCAGACCCTCCTGATAGGCAGACTTCCATGAAGACTTGGCCTCTGCAATGACATCGCTAAGGTTAGCCGGAAGTTTCAGTGACGAGTCGAGCTTATCAGCGGCTGCGTTGTGAGCACGAATCACTTCAAGCATTGACTCCTTGTTGGAGGGAGCCAGAGGTTTCTGAATGTGAGAGCAACGGGCATCGTTGTATCCAGAGAATGGTCCCTTGACTGAGGCGATCTCAGCTGATGTGGTGTAAGCCACACCAGTCATAAGGGCCGCCAACGAACCAGCCATTGTGTTGCCTTCTTTGGAATCGTAAGGCAGACCATAGCTCATGATGAGTGAGCCAAGATTTGCGTAGCCAAGACCCAGTGTACGGAAGATGTGAGAGTTCTCAGCGATAAGCTTGGTTGGATAGGAGGCCGAATCAACCAGAATCTCTTGGGCAATAATGAAGATACGAGCCGCAGCCTTGAACTTAGTAATGTCAAACTGACCGTCCTCAGTGCGGAACTTCATCAGGTTCAACGAGGCCAGGTTACAGGCTGTGTTGTTGAGGAAGATATACTCTGAGCATGGGTTGGTGGAGTGGATGGGCTCTGTTCCCTTGCAAGTGTGCCAACGTTGAATGGCTCCGTCATACTGCAAACCAGGGTCACCACAAACCCAAGTTCCTTCAGCGATCTGGTCGAGAAGTTTGGAGGCGTCTTTCTCCTCAACCACATTGCCAGTTGTCACCGCTCGTGTCGGCCACTTCTCACCGTTGATGGCCGCGTTCATGAACTCGTCACTGACACGAACTGAGAGGTTCTCGTTCTGGTAAGCCACCGTGCCGTAAGCCTCACCGTTGAAGGAGCCATCATAGCCAGCATCGATAAGAGCGTGGGCTTTCTTCTCCTCCTTCATCTTGGCCACAATAAACTCCTCGATGTCAGGGTGCCAATCACGAAGTGTGTTCATCTTCGCAGCACGACGTGTCTTGCCACCGGACTTGATGGTGTTGGCCACTTGGTCATACACTTTCAGGAACGACATCGGACCAGATGGACGACCACCGCCAGAGAGACGCTCCTTAGAGGAACGAATAGTGCTCAGGTCAGTGCCAGTACCAGAGCCAAACTTAAAGAGCATCGCCTCAGACGCAGCCAGAGCCATCAGCGAGTCCATGTTGTCATCCACACTTTGGATGAAGCAGGCCGAACCTTGAGGACGAAGATATGGCAGAGTCTGCTTTTCAACTTGGCCCGTCTCGTAGTTGTAGGCCCAACCTCCTGAAGTTCCGTTGATGCCGGCCTTGTATTGGTGCCACAGGCCAACGTTGAACCACACTGGCGAGTTGAAAACGCCGTACTGGTTGAGGCACAGAGCAGAAAGTTCCTGATAGAAAACCTCACCGTCTTCCGCATTGAAATAGCCAGAATCAATACCCCAATCAGCAATCGTTCTAGCTACGCGATGGATGAGCTTACGAACAGAATTCTCACGTTCAGACGTTCCATGCGTACCATAGAAGTACTTGCTAGCCACGATCTTGACCGCGAGATCAGACCAAGAAGCTGGGGCCTCAACATCCTTCTGCTCGAAGAGTGGCTTGCCACTATCATCGTTGATTACAACAGTTCGTTTACTCCAAGGGATCTCATCATATGGGCTTGTGGTTGCGTTTGAGAATACACGGTCAATAGCCAGCGTAGACATAGGTGAAAGAATTGACGGGGGATTACTGAAGTTTTACAGCGGCGACGGAGTGCAACAACAATGAGGACGACCCTTGATTCTGGTCATTCCAACAAATGTTGATTGCATCCAACGTACCATAGGGTGTGCCGCTAGTGATATTTACAGAACCGCCATTTTGAAGCAAAACTCCGTCAAGGGAGAGCACATCGGCTTGTTGCACCAACGAGCTAAATTTAGAATCAGTAATGTCCACCCGGGCTAAATCCATGTCAAGAAACCAGGCTTGAATTTGGAACGTTGTTGAGTTTACAACCGTGATGTCTGCCACAACAACAGAACGCCGATATGCTCCCGACAATGGGGCCAGGCAGGGCTTTTGAGAGGTGGGGTTTTCAGTATCACCTCCACCCGTCCAAACGCCAACCAGAGCATATGGTTGTGCTGAATCGGTGGAAACAAAAATGGGTGGGTTGTAATCGTTATTGAACGTCAAACCCTGTGTGCATGAAAAGCCCATGAAAAGCTTTGTGGCAAGGCTCTCACCCACTGGCAATCCTGAACTATCGCACATTCCCAAGAATAGCTCAGCAGAGTTAAGATTTTGTGCATAGTTAATAGTGCACAGCATGGCTACCCTAACTTTTGTGAATGACCCCAAAGACAGTTTACGAACGATGGAGGAGTTGTAGAGTGCCAATGACTTTCTCCCACTGATCTCAACAATTGATGGTTGAATAGTGGATCCATCAGTTTGAGTGATAACCCACTCATCCTTCAGAAAGACACCATTCGACATGTTTTTGGCCAAGCCTTTCTCATATTGGGAGAAGTCATCATAGGCTGTGGTGAAAGTGGGTATAGCAATGACAGGGCCGGGTGGAGGCAGAGGGCTTCTGGTGTTGAGCACCTCATTGTCTTCGGTGCTTCTCAAGTCCAAAGCTGTACCACCGAATATCCAGGCCAAATCTTGTGGAGCCATGGGTGCAGTGCTGTTGACTCGCAACTTCCAGAAAGCTGGTACAAGGTCGTAGTCAGCATCAAGCTTGTAGCCCTCAACCACAACTGTTATGGAGGTACGAAACTCTGTTATGCTGTTAGCTTGTGGAGCCTCCATAGTCATGTTTTGTGGTTGGCCCACCAGCCGTAGACGGACATATCGAGTGCCAAACCATTCAGGGTATGGAACCTCAATCCATGTCTGTGGCTCAGGTCCGCCAGAACGCCAAAACTCACCCATGAGGCACTCAACAAAGTAGGCTTGAGTGTCTGGTCTCAAGCAAAGAAAGTCGATCTGGTACTTGAAGTCCCAAGCCATGGGCCTCTGACGTTGTATGACATAGGCCAGGTCATTCTTTGTGGGGTCATCCACATCAGTGGCCCAGCCATAGATTCTGGCCGGATGCAATGTGTAATTCTGAGAGTTGCGGAATGACCAGTCCTTGCGCTGAACTGACAACAGGGGGTATCTTATGTTGGCAGGGTATGGTTCATACAGGGGCTGACCATTAAAGTCTTTCAGGTCCAACAGGTAGGCGAATGGATTGTTGGGGTCTTTCCACAGATTTTGAAACTGTGAGAATGCATCCATCACAGGCGCAAAGATAACGGGAACTGGGTAGCCATCTTGAACCTGGAAGACCTTGTTCAGCCAATACTGCACAGCCAGCTCATGGAACCGCATGGCTGACAGGTTCGTATCACTAGACGAACGTGGGCCCTTAATGATGATCTCATTCACACCCTAACTACCTTCTTGGGAAACCTGCCAGTTCTTCATTTTTGTGAAAAGGGTGATCCACATCATTGTCATGGGTAAAGCATTGCAATACTCCCACCATACACTGCAGTCCATTGTGGCCTATGGAGTAAAATGCAAAGCAGACGTGCACATCACAACTAGCACAGATGAAAATCCTCCAAACTGGGAGAGGTTGAATGTCTTAAAAAGAGCCCATGGTGAGGACTGGGATCAGCTTCTGATGATGGACGCCGACATTTTTGTTAGCCCAGAGACACCATCCATATTTGATGAGTTCCCCACAGGCTTCCATGCTGCCAAGGATGAGTTCATCTCAGAGGAGCAAACTCAAAAGTTCAACACTTGGCTGATGGCGTGGGGACTTTCCAACAAGGTACACTTTAATGGAGGTGTCATGCTCATGGACAAAGCCTCATTGGCCGCATTGCAACCGTGGCTGCATCTTCCCAAGATAGTGGGGCCATTTCCAGCCACGGATCAGCACCACGAGAATGTGGCTGTCTATGCCACTTGGCCAGACATGCAACTCATTCCATCAGACTGGAACAAGCCCATACCTGGAAAGCCTGGGCCCATGAACAAAACTGTTGAACCAGCTTATTTCCACCATGCACATGCCTCAGAGGACGCGCTAGGAAAGGAATTGGTTTTGGGCAAGGTCAAACGTCAGTACAGGAAAAAGTTTCTACAGCGAATGGACGAGGCTGGGTCCATACTCTGTCTTTTTAGACTGATAGACCAGATGGGATACCATGCTGGAGTCGTCCACCCAGTGTGGTATGATGGACCATTTGGAACATTTCTGAGTCACTACATGAATGCCAAGATTTTTCCCTGCACACCTGGTGTGCTGTCAAATGTGGGCCCACTTGTTGACTTCGCGTTTGTGGACAATCTTGACGTCTTGAAAGATGTGGCTCTGGCTTCAGAGTCCATCGTCATGGCCAGAGACACCGAATACAACGAGGGCCTTTTGAAAGAGAAAGGCTGGAAATACAAAAAGCTTGGGTCCTTCTTTGGACTCCAAGCTTTTGTAGCCTGTGTAGTTTAGCGAAGGGTCCGTGTGCGGCGGACTCGAGGACGAGGTTGAGGAAAGAGTGGCCCTGCATCCGCAGCTGGAGCAGGACCAAAAGCCTCATCCAGTGAAATGGCCTGGGCCACAGGTTGTTCAGCTAGGGCTTCAAGTTGCTGGATACTTGGGGCCTTGATTCTACGGTCAGCCTGACCAATCTTGGTTGTGTAAGTTGACAGGGCCCACTTGCGTGCAGCTACAATAGTGGGCTTGTCCCTCTGGTTGAACGGTCCATAGAAACCAGCTTGGCCGAGCATGGTCTGAAGCAAATCCCTGTCACTAGCACACTTGGCTTGGCCCCAGCTGACGTGCTTGCCATTGAGAAGGTAGTCAACGGCATGGAGGAGGAAGAGCACCCAACCCACAATGTACTCAGACTCAAGATGAGAGGCCATCAGGCGAAACTCCAGTGTGCCTTGGCCGGCCAAGTGAGTTCCGTTGAGCCAATAGTGCTTGTAGTTCCAAGCTCTACGGAAATTTGCAGGATCCGTTTGGATGGCCTTGGCTTGGCCATCAAGTTTCTTGCAGTACTGGTTGTTCTGGCGGCACTCATCAGCCAACAGGAAGAAAGCGTTTTCATACCTGGACATAAAACGCATGACACGTTCAAACTTCTCAGGGGTGACGCCATTCATGTCAACATGGACATGAAGACCACACTTGTTGTTGACACTGCCACCAGCGCGCTTGATGATGTCAACAATCTTAACAGCTTTCACCAGACCTTCGTAGGAATCAATGACAGGTGAGGCAATTTCAAATCCACATGAACTGTCAAGTTTAAGGTCCCAGTGGGATCCAGTGCTGTGGCGATAGTGGCCAACGTTAACAACTTCCCAATTCATGCGTCGAAGGACACGTTCGATCTCACGAAGAGGATTGACTGGGCAGGTAAACTCAACTTCGAAACCAATCTTGCGGAGCAGCGTTTGCATGGGGAGGAGTATACTCCGTGCGAGGAGTTTGTAAACAATTTTTGAAAATTATTTTCAATGCGCCTGGCATTGAAAAAACTCATTGTTCCACGTGGAACACCTTACTCTTGGTCAGCTGCTGACGAAGTGCCAAGCATGCGCAGCACCTTTTCCACGTCATCTTCATAGATGTGGGCACTGTGAGCTGTGTGCGTGTAGTGGCCTTTAGTCAGTGATGGGTAGACAGGCTTCAGAGCCTCGACCATTCTGTCCTGAATGTGGACAAACCATGGCATGTCATATGCCAGACCACGAACAAGATCATTGGATCGCATCACCATGCTGAGATTCAGTTGGTTGTTGCGAATTTGAAATACGCCGTGAAGAGTGCAGACTTGATCTTTGTTGCCATCCCAGTAGTGGTGAGGCATAGCGAATGGCATCACAGCTTGGCGACTGTTGATGTCTTTCTTGAGTGAGTGAATCACCCACTCCCATGGGCTTCTCAAGGTCGCACTGCCTGTTACCTCTGTCTCAAATTCTGGGTGACCAAGTGAAGGAACTTGCCAGATCAAGTGGCCATAGGCTGAGTTGACTGTTCCATCTGGATTTGCCAGGTTAAGCCAGAACTTGCTGGCTTTGCCAAACTCTTTGGCGTCATTCGTCATCGAGTCATAGACGACTTTCTCCTTTGCGAAGTAGTCAGCCAAGACCTTGTTTCTCTCAGGGTCTGAGGTGATGATCGACTCTGAGATGGGATGGTCCACACGGAATGAGACGTCAGTGATCTCATAGACCGTCTTGCCTCTCGTGGCGACTTTGTACTCAGGGTGATAGAGTACACTCTTTAGGAGATAGCTGTATGCGGAATGAATTGTCTTTCTGGAAAATTGCCGATAATGATTGGAGATACTCATCGCGTTTATTAAATCTCTTGGCCCAGGAAGGGTGCGGTATAGAGAACTCTGGAGTTATGCCAAGGGATTGCAATCCCTTGGTAGCTTCCCTTCCAAGGGCAATGACTTGGGCGTTTCTGCGTCCCAGGAATTTTTTGATGACTGACGAATCTTTCTCGTGGTTTGCGTTTGACCAGGCGATTTTCTCCTCAGGCACACCCAATTCTTGCAAGATCGAGGTGATGAAAAAAGCCGAGGCACTATCATCATGGAAAGGCCAGTGGTTGAAATGACTAAATTTCGGATTTATCTGGTCGCCGACGAGTAAGTAGTCAGCGTCCGCGATGTTGCCGTTGAGGTTCATGGAGTCCAGACCTTCGGGCTGGACGCAACGATTAATGGACAGAGTGAGGATAATGTCCTCAACGCTGGCGATATTTCGATCCCAGGTCAAGACGCCAGACCTTTTTGAAAAACCTCTGAATGCAGCGTCAGAAAGTTCGGTGGCTCCTTGTGTCAAGAAATACAACGCACCGTACCTCAGGGCCACTCGATCCAAGATTCGGCTGGTCACGATCCAAGAGTTAAGCATCTTGGTTTGGTACTTGTGCTTGGAAGTACCCATCTCCATAATGCTAGAAGCGCCCAGAACTCTACTGAGAATGTCGACCCAACTGGAGGTTACTACCACCAGCTTGGTCTTACTTAAGCGTGAGGCTAACCTCAGGGCTGCGGTGAAGTGTACGAAAGGTTTGCTGTACATGGACTTTCGTCCATGAGCACGAATCACTGTCGCGCCAGCCTCTTTGAAGGCTTCAGCTAGTTTTGACCTCTGATGGTCGTCAAAACCACCAAGAAGGATTATGCCTTTCACAAATGTTCGATTTCCTCACCTGGAAGAACCCATTCCCCCTGCTTGGAATAGCGAACAACTCCAGTATTGGAGTCTCTCACAGCCATGGTGGCCACACCAGAGCTGGCAATGAATTTTCTCGAGTCAGGAAAATCGTGAAGAAGCATGTCAATCATGTCATGAATGAATGCATCTCTAGCTCTTGAATGGTCTCTGTACCCTCTCTTCGAATTCCAGAGGTGTGTTACCATGGAATTCTCAGCCATGTGGTCTGAGAATCGATCGTAAGACGTGACAGTCTTTATCTTCTTGCCAGTTTTCTTGGCCATCAAGGCCAGAATCATCTGCTCAGCAAACACCATCTCATCGATGTAGCTTGGGCCGTGAGTCCAATCCACTTTCTGGCTAGAAAGCTTTGAATTAGAAAAATCACGCATGAAACTGAAGCATGCTTGAATGTAATCCTCCTTGAACTTGTCATTCAAGAAAGCAAGAATTCCTGTGTTGACTGGACTAACTTGATTGGTGTCTATGTCAGACCAGGGACCTACGATTGAAGGCCACTTGTTTGTGTAGGGCGTCCAATCAGACGGTTCAGTGTGTAATGCCACTGCAGCTGAAGCATCCAAAGTCTTGTAGACCGGCTTCCACACAATTGCGTCCATGTCCACTGACACAGACGGGCATGGCATCTGAGCGTGGGCGAATATCTTGCCAGCAGCCCAGAAAACTTTTGGGTTGATGGAGGTGTCCACCTTCATCTCAACCACTTTGTCATACAAGGCAGTGAGGCGAAGAGAGTTCAGGTACTCAATGCCTCGTCTATCAGCTACGAGGTACATCGGACCTGAGTGCGATTTGTAGTAGAGAACGCTCGCTATAAGTGAGATAAGCTCGTAGTCCTGCATCTCAACCTTGGCCATGGGTTGAGTCCACAGTGAATGATAGCCCGGAACCTTACGGGCCAGAAGTGTCATGTTTTTGAGGAAGCCTAGCACACTCATGACACTTAGAACAGATTACTAGAAGTTCACTACAATTCTTTTCTCTTTTAAGTGGATGTCGACAGTGTTTGGAGCCAATGGCACAGCTTTGGGTCCCTCTTCGATCTCAATCTCCCACTTCTCACCGCGGAGCTGTGTGGCAGTGTCAAATTCTAAGTCAAACTCTACACTTTCGTCATTCTCGTCAAGCACAGTGAATGTGGCATGGGCAGCCACATTCACCACACTCACGTCTATGTCTTTGATGCCCCAAGTTCTCTCGTCAAGTTGGGCATTCCACTTTACGTCAGCCACAGCCCACTCAGTCTCAACATAGGACAAGTCAGCAAGCCAAAGACCCTTTAGTTGGGCTTGAAGACGAACCCACTGCTCGTGGCCGTAGAAATCTATGGCTCCACGTTCAACTCTAGTGGAATACTGTGATTCTTGCTCTTGCAAGATCCGGCTGACAGACGCTTTCATTTTGGCCAGGGTTCAGCTGAGTCAATTACATTGCCAAACTTTCTAAGTTCGGCCAACTTGTCAGTCGGTCGTCCCAAACCACCAATGATGGTGTAGACCACCAAGCCAGGTTTATTGCCACGATAGATGCCACGATGAACAGTGTTTCCAGGCTTAAGGATTCTGGTCAGCTGCTCAAATGCGGTGTCAAGATTGACCTGTGGAACCTCATTCAAGACATCCTCTGATCCAATGATCATTGCACCAGCTGTGTTGCCAGTCTCAATTGAGACACCACCACTGAGGATGTTCTTCTTCAGTGAGTTTCTGATGGCAAACGAGATGCCCGTGGCATCCTTCCAATTCTCCACTGGAGTTGCACCGAAGGTGATCAGTCCAGAATCGAGAATCGTCTTAAGGTCTGATGGGTCGAATGATGTGTAACGACTCTCACGAATGGCCGTGAGGTTGAAGAGGTGGAATAGGGAGAGAAGACTACGATTGGCAGTGTCCCAGAATGGGTCCACAGCGAGTTTTGGATAGAGGGTAGAAATCTTCTCATTGTCTACAAGGATCAGAGGAGAAACGATGCCCTTCTCGACCAAAGCAAATACATCACGAAGAACGTTGTAGGCATTAGCATTCAGCTTCTGGCCCTCAGAGATCTTTGGCAGAGCCAGTACCACGCCAACTTTTTGGCTGCTGGTTTTCAATGACTGTTGCAGCTCAATGGCCACATCCACCAGGTGCAACAAGGTACCGGATCCAGTGCCGCCAGCAGCCGATGCACAGCAGAATATGCGGTCAAAGCCTGGACCAAAGGAACGACGCATGAAATCCAAGACGTCTTCCTTTTTGTCTTTGATGAGTGAGGCCGCCACAGCCGGATTCTTGCCAGCGCCACCAGTGCCAATCAACAGCTTTCTATCAGCTGGCATGTCAATGGTGGCCAGATCCTGCTCAGAGGTGTTTATGACGGCGGTACGCTTGTACCCCATCTTCCAGAAAGTTTGAGCCAGACGGCCACCACCTTGACCAGCGCCTACAACGGCAAACTTGAAGGCACCTTGAAAGGTATCTTCAATCTCTATGGTCTTCTCCTCCTCGGGCAAGGGGATATCGGGTACCTCAACATCAAAGTTGTCTGACATACAACCTAACTACTGCCAATAGGGTTGAGGCAGAGGAGTGAGGCATGCTAGCCCCACAACTTCTGAAGACCTTCAATGACCAAAGCCAACCACAACAGGGCCAAAAATGCCATGGCTAGCTGAATCTTGGTACTATTTTTGTGCATTTTTCCAAGCTTTAGACTCTGGACGACCTTTCTCACCAGGCTTGGCAGGTCGGTAGTTCTTGCCCATACGCTTTCTCTTCTGGTGGATATTGTGCCAGAGTCCCTTGTTGGACTCAGAGAATGACTGTTCATCATCTCTCTTGGACTTCAAGTCATTCAACTTTGCCTGGATCTTTTTCCAAAGCTCATCCGGCTTGCCACTGGCCTCCCAATCATTGGTTTGGTACTCAGCAACAGCGTCTCGAATCTCGTCAGCATTGACCAACACCCAGCCAGACCCAAAGTCAATGGCAAGAGGACCACTTCCCTTCATGAAGTCACTGGCATACCAGCTTCCGGGTGTCTTGTCAATCTGGACAATGGGCTCAGGTGATTTGCCCACCATCATTTGCATCTGCTTAGTAGCCACATCTGGGTGTATCAAATACACGTCATGGTGGTAAGTCTTGCCGCCAGCTGCAGATGTGGCCTGCACTGGAAGTTTGATCTTGTTGCGATTGTCAGCTTCACCAATCGCCGCAACCCGTTGGGCCAACTTGTGGTCAGAGCTCTTTTGGCTCATGATCGGGTAGTTTTGACCACTGTACACATCGGTGTCCACCTCTGTCTCCGTGTCAAAAGCAGCCCTAATCGTTTTCAATGAGTCAGTCATGCTGTCCTCAGTGGACAAATCCAAAAGAGCAGTTTGACCATTTTTTGAAACGGTATACTGATTGGAACCCTCGTCATTCGGCTCAACCATAAAACCTTGGTTTTGAAGATCAGTGATGACAGAGTTGTCACCACCAACCTCAACCTCAATCAGCATCTTAGAAAACTTCATGGCTTAAATACGGACTGAGTTTGTCAAGAAGTCGCTGTAGGCGATTGGCAGACCCTTGTCCAGGTCCACCTTTGGGGTCCATGAAGTGATGTTTCTAAGGCGACTGGAATCGAGAATCTTGCGAGGTGTGCCATCTGGTTTAGATGGATCCCACACAATTTCGCCCTTGTAGCCCACAACCTTGGCAACTTTGTGGACCAAGTCTCTGATTGAGATGTCAGAACCATAGCCAACATTGACCAAGCCACTGACCTCACTCATCTCTGCGAGACTAATAGCCGCATCAGCCAGATCATCTGAGTAGAGAAACTCTCTAAGTGCTGACCCTGTTCCCCAGCAAGAATAAGTGGGATCACCTTTGATCTTGGCTGCATGCAGCTTGGCAATAAGACCTGGAATGACGTGGGACGCTGTGGGGGAGTAATTATCATTGGGCCCATACAGATTTGTGGGCATCAATGCCACATAGTTGAACCCGTGTTGAACCCTAAAGGCCTCACACATCGTGTAGCCTGCAATCTTGGCCACAGCATAGGCTTGGTTGGTGGGTTCCAATGGTCCAGACAGGAGCTCTGACTCCTTGATGGGTTGCTTGGCCATCTTTGGGTAGATGCATGAGGAACCGAAGAATACAAGCCTCTTTACGTCACAAAACAAGGAGGCATGTATGACGTTGTTTTGAATCTGAAGATTGTCCAGTATGAAATCGCCTGGACGTGTTGAGTTGGCCACAATGCCACCCACAGTGGCAGCCGCAAGATACACCACGTCTGGGGAGTGTTCCTTGAACCAAGCCATCACAGAGGCTTGGTCCCTCAGGTCTACATTGCGACGATCACAGGTAAGGACACACAGATTTTTTCTGTGGGCCCAAGTTCGATTTAGGCCACGAATTATTGCTGACCCCACGAGACCTTTGTGCCCAGCCACGAAAATCTTCATGGATCTAAGAACAGAATAGGTTTTGTATCAGGCTCCTTGCCACTTCCACTTGATCCAGGTGTCACTCTCACGGGTGGCGGTGGACAACGGAATGTAAGGTGTGTTGGCCATCTTGAGAACCACACCCTCGATGGTGGGCATGTTGGCCCTCATCTTTGACAGGACTGATTGTGTGGGCTCATACAGCCAGTCAACACCCACTTGGCCGCAGAGCCACTTAGCTTTAGCTTCACGCTCAGCGGGTGTGCTTCGGTCCAGACTCTGACCTGCGTAGGCCACCACCTCGAAGGGGTAGAATTTCTTCTTGAAGACCTCACCATCCAACAGTGTGCCAGCTGGCAACTGCTTCCACTCAGTGAGATCCACTGTCAGGCCATACCACCCACCGTGGCGATTGGCCACATGGATGCCATTCTCGTTGACACCCACCTGAGCACGGTCCCCGTTGATCTTGAGCTGGACTGTCCACCCACCTTTGATGCGAGTGAAAATGTCCTTGACGTCTGTCTTAGAGGTGATTTTACGGCCACTCTTTGGCCGCATGGGAAACATGGGCATTGAGAGGCCAGGGAGAATTGCTTGCTTAGTCATGGGCCGAGTATACTCGAACCCAAGAAATTTGTAAACAATTACTTTTTGGCAACGACGTTCATAGTCACGCCTGAACAGAGGTCAATCACCTCTAGGGTGTAGCCACTGGACTCAAGCTTCTGCGTAACTTTAGCCGACCTCTCACCAGCGTTAAAGGGTCCATCCATGTGGAGACTCTCATACTGGATCCAAGGAATTTTGAATCGATTCAAGTCAAGGCCCAGGAGAATTTTGGCATCGTGTCCCTCTGTGTCAATGTAAAGCCGATCAATGCCTGCTTGCAGGGACACAAAACTCTCCAAGAAACAGTTGATCGTGAGACAAGGAACCCACGTGGTGTTGATTTTACCCACGGGTATAAAGCCAGTGAAATGGTGTGCTATGATGTGGTCTGTGGAGAGTGAGGCGACCAGACTCATGTCATCATCTGCTGGACAGAAGAACGGCTCTATGGCATTGTTCTCGCTGATAGCACATTGAACCACAATTAGCCGCTCTGACAGAAACTGGTATTTTTCCTGGGCTGCATGGACACACTTCTCGAGTGGATCCACAACGATGAGAACCTCTATGAGATCCTTGTTTTTTGACACGAAGTCAAACACGTGGTCCTCACAGTTGTTGCAGCCGATTTGTACGATTTTCATAGGAAAGTGGAGCCAGCTGTCGGGATTGAACCGACGACCTTCGCTTTACAAAAGCGTTGCTCTGCCGCTGAGCTAAGCTGGCTAAATGGCGTCTCTGGCAAGGTTCGAACTTGCGACCATCCGCTTAGAAGGCGGATGCTCTATCCAACTGAGCTACAGAGACACAGGTGACACCCTACGACTTGGTGTCTTCATGTACACCACGACGTTTAAGTTCACGCTTGATGTAAAAGGCGGCCTTCTGAAGATCTTCGATCGCATTGGCCTTAAGGTCAGCCCGCCAGATGTACTTCACTGCATTGCCCAAGTTGAAGCCCATGTGCTCCACAATGTCAATGCACTCCACACCAGATGGATGACTGTTGTAGTGGACTGGGTGATCTACTGGCGTGTTTCCTTCTGTGGTGACTGGCATACTATTGGATAAATGGTGAGTTAGAGGCTCGGTCTCTTACTTCATGGGGAAGAACACAGAAACCTGGATAGGTGTGAGGGTTGTGGATATCAGACACAAAACCAGGGTGCCTATAAAGCGCCTCAAACTGTTCCTCAGTCATTCCGGCCTGATCAGCATAGTGGTAGCTCAGGCCAAACTGTTTGTTGGCATCTGAGACTCTGCCACCTTTCTGGAAGACACGCTCCTTGAAAAAGTTAAAACCCAGTTTGGGGTAGTGCAAGACTTTGAGTCTGTCAATGATGGGCTCATGATCAAAGGTGTTCTCACCAGGGACACGATAGCCAAACTCCTTGAAGTGGAAATCCTTCTTGTATTTGGTGTTGAAGGCCAGTCGCTTGACACCTTCAATAGAGGGGTCAATGTAACCCTGTGGCACCAAGCGATGGAGCATGGCAGACGAGTCGTGCTTTGGAAACTCACGTGACAGCATCTGAATGTTGGTGGGTGATGGGAACGAGATGCCTTGAGAATCGTACTTCTGTAGCTTGGTCCTGACACCCATGGGGTGCCAAACAAACTCATCGCAGTCCACAACGAAAACCCACTCTGGCAGACCCTCAATCTCTTGAAAGAGACTACGCCAGCCATGTGTACGAATGTAGTGCAGTGACTGGTTGGGACAGTGGGAGAATGATGGGTTGTAGATGTCGACAGTGCCCACAGATGGATTGACTCTTAGCTCAATGTGACACGACGTTGTGCCCATGTAGCTGAGAATGATCTCTCTGGAACGGTCTGTGGACTTGCCGTCGAAGAAGATGATGTAATCGCAGATGCGAGTGTAGTAGTCCAGAAAGAATGGGAGCATGGGCTCCTCGTTGTAGATGGGAACAATGGCTGTGATGTGCATGTCACTGAGCGATGATATGGACTGGATTAGACTTCCACGCAGTCATAAGCTCACGCTTTTGGTCATGCGTCAAATCCTTGACTTTAAGCTCCGTCTTGAGAGCTGTGGACTTGCTGTCGCATGTGACTGAAACGACAAACTTGAATGGCTGGCGACAGGCTGGTCTCAGGTACTTGGCTCCCTTTCCAGAGAGGTGCTTCTTTATTCTGCGCTCAACGTTGATTGAGATGCCTGTGTAGATGGTGTCATCTGCACATTCGATCATGTAGATGCTCCAAACGTTATCACCACTTTTGTGGGTCATGTGATTCATGTGAAATTGGTAGGGACTACAGGATTTGAACCTGTGACCATCACCGTGTAAAGGTGCAGCTCTACCACTGAGCTAAGTCCCTGGAAGGTGGAGCGGGGCCCTGGATTGGTTACCAGGACTACAACCCATCTGATCAGGATAGGCTTAACGTGAGCTAGGTACCAACTCACGAAACGGTTTAACGAACCAGCGTGCTAATTACACCAGCCCCGCAAAAGTGGTCGGAATGACAGGATTTGAACCTGCGACGTCTTGCTCCCAAAGCAAGTGCTCTACCGGGCTGAGCTACATTCCGTTCTCATTGAAAGAACACTCTTAAGGTACAACCTCAAGTCAGTTTAGTGAAACTATTTCATCTGCTTTCAGATTTTTCTCGCTGTAGACATGAAGCACACCTCTGTCATCCTCGACCACCAGTCGAATGGCTCCTGACAGCTTGGTAAAGACAGCCACGACAGTTCCTTCAAAAGTGTAGTCACCACCAACCTTTGAAACCTGGTCACCAATCTTGAATTTAGCGTCCATAATCAGGTCAGTTGGAACACATTGCCAGTGGTGGAGTCCACAGCCATGTAGCCTACATTAGGCACAGTGTAGATGTAGAGGGGAGGATACTTGACAGAGTACAGTGGCTCTCTGAGCAGAACGACCGTCCACTTGTCATAGCCAGCAGCAGTCAGGTACTGCTCAGACTCAACCTGGGACATCTTGATTGGCGGGTGAATCACACAATCGTCCATGTAAGGTGAATCAATCGTGGTGATACTGATCTTGCCTCGGCTGGTGCAGTTCACCATGATGGTGTCGTACTGCTCATTACCTCTGAAGATGCAATGGATAAAGCTAAGGCCCTTTGGCGATGAAGCCTGGTAGAATTTGGCTTGTTTGGTGATACCAAGTGCTGTTTTCCAGCACAGGTCTAGCATTTGGTTGAAGTCTAGTTGGGCCATAAAAGATTGGACAGATAGATGGGTTGGTCATGACCCCAACTACAATTTAACTGCTCCTTTTCCGTGTGCTTGCGTCATAGCTTCTACGGTCACCCTCAGCTCAACAAGCACTTACGTTACCCGAGTCAAGAGTACAGAGCTAAGCTGTCTTTCCAGCTGTCAATGTGTGTCAATGAGTCGACCGGGTTCTCCCAGTCCGTGTACCACATCGCTCATCTGTCTGTCCACCTATAAGAACAAGACAACCATCGACTATCTGGGGTCGAAGTCGGTGTCCTCCAGCCGGCGCTTCTGAATCTCAGCCTCATCACTCATGCACCAGCGGTAGCCAGACCAAAAACCAAACATGAAGATACAGGTGAATAGTACAACGTAAAGCACAGGGTGCATCTTGAGCAGAGAGGTAAGATTTGTAAACACTTACTCCGTATGTGGCTGCCAAGGTTCAGATGGTGTGAACTGGCCCACCAAGGCTTTGGCCTCAGAGTCATAGGAGCCCAGTTGTTCCAGCAACTCAACAATAAGATTCACTAGGCCATCACGAGTCCGAATTACATACGCATTTAACGGCTCATCCTCTAGACTTACCATATCAAAGATATAGCTGTGTATCTCGCGGGTCAGATACGACAGTCTGTATTCTCTGTTTCGGTTAAACAAATCTCTTAACCTATTTCTTACTGCTCCTACGGGCTGTAGCAACTCATAACGTGTGTCTTTGAGGTCTTGCAAAGCTCGGCCGTGTATGATGTCACCAACTAGGTCGTTGCCGGCCCTCTCGACATCAAGCATGTGGCGAAGCAGTGACTTGAGTTCTTGGGTCAACTCTTCCCTGTAAGGTGACCAATTGTCTGCGGTTTCTTCGCCATTCATGATCTAATTACGCATCTTGTACGGCTTCACGATGTCACCTCTGGCAATGGCTCTGGCAAAGATCTCTGGGGCTTCCCTTCGGAGGTCAGCCGACAGTTGACTGACTGTCTTAAGCTCTGATGATGTGATCTTCAGCGGCTTCTGGTGGTTGTTAAGCTTGGCCTTCTTCTGTGGCACACGACCGGTTCTGGCTGGTTGCATCTTATTCAAACTTGAGTTTTGTCTTGGTTAGGTTGTCTGTAGCACTCAAGGTGTCGTTGATACAATCAATAAGCTTTTTTCTGTATCTCTCCATGAGGAACTCATCGATGTAGTCACGGTCAAATGTCAGGTTTTCAATCCACCAGAACGAGTACTCTGAAATTTTCTGGAGTCTCATGCTCTCAGCGTAGGTCCACACCGCTGAAACTTTGAGCAACTCCCAGAGCTTTTCTCTAAGCTTTTGAACTTGGTCATGAACTTCACGACGTTGTTCATCCACATCTGACAGTGGAGTGCCTTGGATAATTCGGCCAACTAGATCGTCTGCCTCAGTGTAATTCTCAGCCAAGTCCTTCAGGCCAATAAGCACCTCGGCCATTTCTCTTCGGGTCTTGTCGTAATAGTCTTCTGACATGGGTTAACTACAAAAAGAAGGCCCACCTCGCGGTGGGCCAAAGTCGAGTGGTGGGATTTTTACCCAACATGGAGACCACTTAAGGGTCTCCTCGGTGCATTCCTGCATCCTTAGCGTCTGTCGTTTCCGCCACACTCAACTAAATGGTGGACCTGGAGGGAGTCGAACCCTCGTCTTGACAAGGACTAAAAGAGACGTGAATCACATGCTTTAGACATCTGTAGATTAGCACAGCTTAGCCGATGTCCGCTAGGCTGTGCTTTTACCACTGAGCCCAGTGATCAAGTCAACCAGCACACCTGATTGATCGTGTCTCGCAATTTTCGCCCACACCCCTTAGCGAGCATCAGGGGGTGGACGGTGTGGCTTAAGCCACAGCAGCTTCGGTCTCAGCAACCAGAGCGCCGCCCTCAGTGAGGAACTCATCAGCATTATTGATGATGTAGTCCGCCTGGGCGAGGAGGCTCTCCACGCTAGCATCGACTTCCGCGTCAACAGCAGTATTGGCAGTTGATGTTTTAATGGGTAGTTTTAACGAGGCCAACCATCATCCTCGGCATGTGGTCTACAATCGGCATCTGCCAATCGAAACCAGTACAGGCCCAAAATTTGAAAGAACGGTCTGAAATTAAAGCTGGCCAGTTGGCAATGAAAACAACTGGCCAGCGGGGGATAACTACGGGTTAACCCTCCACCAGCGCTGTGGTTAGCAGCGACACCCTTAGTTTAACACCCTGAGATGGGGTGTAAACTACTTATTCGAAGTCTTCGAAACCTCCAACTGTAAAACCTTCAAAGTAACTCCATGGAGCAACGCTTTCAAATGCCATTTCCTTGAGCTCATCCGTAAGTTTATCACAGGCATCCAAGATAACGAGAGCAGCATCGAGAGCTGGGAACCTAACTTCCATGGCTGTGTCCCAGTCTCTGTCTCTACTATAGTTACCTCGTTGAGTGTAATGCATAGCGATGACTTGATCCAGGCCCTTGGACAATTCTCGGATGTGGTCAGATGTAACAAATGGACAACCGCCCAAGAGATTGTTGACCCATGTTTCGTGGCTGAGCATCTGGTCCAGGCGATTTTTCAGGGCCACCAGATTGGCCTTGGATGAGACCTCTGTCCCGGCTATTTCACGAATGACCATCTCAGCAATGGTTGCAATGTCCATTGCCTCTTGTTCCTGTACCTCTGTGATTATTCGGTCGACTCTGTTCATGAGGTAATTACACCTTTACTCTAGATTTAGGCACAAACTGATAGGTCCTTAAAAGTCGACAGTGAACACACACCTTTCGTCCGTCAAACAAGGTCAAATCAAATTGGTGTCCAACTTTTTGACAGTGGGCTTTTTTACGGGACAAAAGCTGATCTCTCTTGGCTTCAGCGGCTTCCTCTTCGAGTTCCTCCTCGAGGCTCTTCTTTTTATTCCTGCCAGGACGCAAGTCACCCAGACTCAGAGCACCTATTGGGCCATGGCCATAATTTCCGTACTCTAGAAGAAATGGGCTGCTTCTGTTCATAGGTTTTTCTTGAAGTCCTCCCAGTACGAAAGGGTAGCCACTGTCTGATGGCCACTTGGTCCACCGTTGTGAACTCTTGCCATCTTCTTGTAGTCCATGCTTCTCAGAGCATCTGGCACATGACGACTGAGGTATGCCCTCACAACCTTCACTGAGTAACCCCACTTGTTGCAATCTGAGTATTTGCCACCGATGCTGGGATCTGCCTCCAGCGCATCGAGCCAGTACTTGTAATGGATCTGCAAGGGCCCAATTGCTCGGCCATTATCACCTGGCTTCACGCCTTTCTTCTGGCCTCTGGCTTCGACCTTGTTCAAAACTTGAACAAAGGTATGGAAGTCCTTGGCCTCTGACTTGAGGGCGAGTGCCAACACCAAGATTGCAAGGGTAGTTTTCATGCATGAATGGGGGTTAGACTGTCTATGATCTTGGCAAGACAGACATCGGGTGTAAACAAAAACGTGTTCACCTCAAGAAAGTACTGGACGGGCGGTTCGTAGTAAGGCACATGGTGGGCTGTCTTGTGATTGGGTGGCGTGGGCAAGTAGACCTCAAGCACGTTGTGCCTCTGCTTGAATGCATCACGCTGATCTCTGAACGGAGCCACAGCAGATACGACGCAGTACTTGTTGTGCCTATCAGAGACCAGGGCGATCTGCTGAATCAAGCTTATGTTTTCACGACGACCCTCAATGGAGTAGTCGTGGTTGCCGACCATTTCACGGACCCTATCACCATCAATCCACGGACACCCCAGCTCCTTGCTCAATGAGCGGGCCAAGGTTGTTTTTCCTGACTTTGGTTGACCTGTGAACCAGATGATCATGGATAGTCTAACTACGATCTTAAACGAAATACTGAGTAATCACACTGCGGAACATTCATGAAGAATTGGTTTTCTGTGGGAGGATAGAGGTAGACAAGGGCCCTAGTATTCTCACCGTTATCCAAAACAATTGGCCTCCACTTGGCCTCATAGCCAGCAGAGACCTCCATGCCGTGGATTGGCATCAGGTCCTCCTCGTTGATCTCGTACAGCTCACCTCGCAGTGGCTTACCACCCTCATCTGGCCAAGTGAAGGGGATGCCATGGCCACGATGAACCATAAGCCTCATGTTGTGATAGGTGCGACCATCACTGACGTGCTTGGCATTCCTCATGAGATCGTGGTTGTGAAAGCCACGACGAAGGGTGCCATAGACAAAAAGCTTGTAGGTCACTTACTTATTGGGGTTGTAGCCGTGGCTTGTCACAAAGGCCAGAATGTCATTGACCTGAGTGTTAAGTTCCTTGAGCCTGTCAGCCACATGGGCCAAACCCAAGTGAAGGGTTTTATTCTCCAGAGCCTGAGCCTGAAAACTAATCTCCAAGTCTTTGAGTCGACGATCCAAGTCAGGCTTTGGCATCAACTCCAAATTGGTTTGGGTCGGCTTTGGCTTACTTGGCTCAAGTACGACGGCAGTTTCCAGTGGCAGCGAGCCTTGAACCTCAGTCGTTTTCTCCTGACTTGCTTGGTGCCGAACATTGGCCACAACCCACGAGTACAATGGCAGATTGTAGTGTGGTCGACCAGAGTTCGGCCAGTCACGAAGTTTCAGGCTTGACACGACATTCACCACGATGCTGTAGGTGGTGTTGTTCCTGAGCAAACCGTATGGCTCTGATACCCAGATGTTTGGGGTAAGACTGGTCTTGGCTCTACGACGTTCTGGGCTCAAGACCCTTTGGGCCAAAAAGAGAAGGGTGGTCCAATCACTCCTTGGGTGTGTTTTGGCAACGGCCAACTCCACGAGTCGTTGCTCAACTTGCTTAATCTCTGATTCTGTCCAGCGAATTTTCATAATTTGGTGTCTGATTACAGGCGTGAGTATACTTGACTTGAAGGCCAGTGTAAACAAAAAGCCCACGGATCTCTCCGTGGGCTTTGCTTGAACTTTGAGCCGATTACATCTTGCTAATCACTGTGGACAGCTGATGGGTTGTGAGCAACAAGTTTTGAAGGAGACTTTGCAATTCTGACTTGGCATCAGAGGCTTTAACCTCAGGATCATAGTAGTACGAGATCCTGTAGAATCCCACATTGTTTGGATTCGTTGGTTCGCTGAATGTGTAGGAGAGATCCTTCAACTTTTCCATGTGGGACTTGCAGAAGAAGATCAAGTTTTCCTGGTTCTTCTCGTGGCCCTTGAAGAGATAATTCTCTACCATTCGAGGTCTGCCATTCACCTTAATCTCTCGTGCAGGTTGCCAAGGGAGGTTGTATCCATTCTTGATAAAGAATGTGTGTTTATGGGTGGTATCCATACTGTGTGCTGTACTATCTGTGGTCATTGAAGTGTTTTTCAATGACAGGAATCTGATTGTTCCCATAAATCAGAACAGCACCTTATGGACTCGGATTCAATTGGATTCTTGAATCTCAAGCCAACGGTCAAACACCAACTGGCCATCACACTGACCATCGAAATTCTTGACACCGTGACTCACGTAGTCAAAACTCTCCTGTTGAAGGAAAGCAATGATGGCAGGCAGATATCGATCGTCAGGAGGACACTGGTTTCGAATGCCACGAATCTGGGTGATGACAGGCTTATCGACCTTGCCACTGTAGGAACTCTGGGTCAGTGACAGCTCCATGTCCACCTTAGGAAGGCCATCGCGAAGGTCGATCAGTGAGAACTGTCGCTGAGCCCCAGTCTTCATCCTCTCAGCATACTCACGATAGCAGTACTCCAGGCAATGTTGCATGGCCACGCCTTCATGGTAGAGAAACTCAGGATCAGCTGGCATCTCCATGATGAAGTAGTGGCCATGACGGAAGATCGCTCGCTTGATCTTCTCAAAGAGCGGCATGGGCGTTTGGAACCTTGGGTGTTTAGACATCATAATCTCGCTTAGCAATTTTGGCCAAAAATTCATAGTGGGTAAAGCTGTAAGCCTCCAAGACTTTGTCAAGCAGGCACCACTTCTTACCATCGCTGATGACCCTCACAGTCTTGTCAACGTATGCACCATCAGGTCGACCAGGAATGAATGCAGCGACAACTCTGTCACCACCAGCCTCGCTGATCCTGATAAGATCCTCGATACCTTTCTGGTCAGAGGTATCAGGCTTAAGGGTCAGCTCAATCTTGTTGATGGTCGCATAGGCTTTGAAGCTTTCAAAGAGATCAGCTGCATGCATGATCCAGTCCATCTGGCGATTGCCAGCGATAAGGATGCAGGTGAGTTTGCTCACAGTTCTTATTTGCGGTTGACCAAGATCTTCATCAATTCGTCCACATCAAATCGACAAGATCCATTGAAGACGATGGTTTTATTAGAGTTAGAAAACGTGTAAATAGATTCGACTTTTGTGGCATTTCTAAGGAGCTCCTTTTCAAGAAACTTACGGTTTTTATCCTCAATCCAGATTCGTTGTTCTTCGAGCGTGCGGATATCACCTTCCTTTGTGAAAACCTGGTCCTCTTGGGCCTTTGTCATTTTAGTAGGATCCACCAAAAGTGTGTCTCCTTTGTCAACAAGTAGTTTGATTCTTTCTTTTGCACACAACTCTTGGACGGAAAATGGCAAGTGGATAAGCTTACGAACTCCTGGATTTTCCCAATAGTGCATGAAGCCGTGATAAATCTCACCACGGCCCAATCGTGCAAAACGTCGAACAAGAACTGCTGGACATCTGCCATCAGTGAGTTCATCAACCACGTCGGGGAATTTTGGATTTTTTGCCACGGCTTCAGCCACAATGCGGGCTGCTTGGAGGAACAGTCCAGTCCCTTTGTTAAAGGCATCTGTGAAAGCCCGAGCAGAATCAATCGTAGATTGATCTAGGCCACCATTAGTAATTTTTTCTTCTGACAGTTTGATAAGAGTCATATTCATGTCTTGAGTACTTTCAAGCGACGGGTTTGCTGTGTAAACAAAATTCAGAAAGGGCCATCATTCTCATGAGATTTTTCGCTCTTTTGCGCGCATGGTACCAGGCATAGGTCCACTTACGGCTCTTCTCCCGGCTCTTCTCCACGTCGATCATGTACCTCACTCGTGACCGCGCCCTGATCTTATCCATGTTGGCCTCACGCCAGGTTTTTACCCGTGCTATGATCTTGTCCTTGTAGACCTTATGATAGACCTTTTTACTTGCTCTGACTTTTTCCTTGTTGGCCTCACGATAGGCCCTATTCTTTGCTGATATCTTCTCCTTGTTGGCCCTATAATGGGCTTTAGCATAGGATCTCCTCTTATCTTTGTTGGCCCGCCTCTTCACTAAGAGCTTCTCCTTATTGGCCCTATAATTGGCTTTACGTTGAGATCGTACTTTCTCCTTGTTGGACTCACGATAGGCCTTTTGCTGGGCCGAAATCCTCTCTTTGTTGGCCGCATAGTAGATCTTACGGAAGGCACTGTCCTTTATGCGTAGCTTCTCCTTATTGGCCTCACGATAGGCCTTATGGTAGGCCTTACGTTTTTCAGGACATTTAATAGGCATAAGTCAGGTGGACACTTTCTGTCTTAGGTTTTGCTGTGTAAACAAAATTCAGAAAGGGCCATCATTCTCATGAGATTTTTTGCTCTTTTGCAACCATTCCACAAGTCCATAGATCTCGTCCTTTGTCTAGCTCTAAGTTTATCTTTGTTGGCCTCATAGTAGGTCTTCAGATGAACTCTATTTTTATCTCTGATTTTTTCCTTGTTGGCCTCACGATAGGCCTTCTGGCTAGCTGAGATTTTTTCCTTGTTGGCCTCACGATAGGCCTTTTCTCTTGCCAATATCTTCTCCTTGTTGGCCTCACGATAGGTCCTATTCTTTGCCGATGTTTTCTCCTTGTTGGCCTCACGCCAGGCCTTTTCCCTAGCTGAGATTTTTTCCTTGTTGGCCTCACGATAGGCCTTAAGCCAGGCCTTACGGTAAGCTTGTTTTTCGTCAACAGTAGCACTACTCATGTGGGTGCTTACATCGATTGGTATGACTCAGACTTCGACCAGGCAGAACTCCAGGCGTCAAAGTCAGGATAGACCTCTGACTGGCTGACCTTCTTGACTGTGGTCTTGCCGCCGAAGATCGGGCCAAGATTCACGGTGTTTTTGAACACAGCACGAACTTGCATCCAGCCAGTCTTGTACTTGACGATGGTTCCCTTAGAAAACTTAGGATTCATGGGTTGGAGTATGCCAGTGTGTTTGACTCGATAGGCTTCCAGATATTTGTTGATAAGCGTTTTTGGTTCGGTTTTTGCCTCACACCACTTAGCAATCTCAGTCATACTTTTACGACCAAGATTTCTGGTGTAAGGGAATTTTCCACTGTCGAGCAAGGAACAAATCTCCTCCCTATTCGTTAGCCCCTTTTCCACCAGGCAGTTAAACGATCGTGCGCTCAGCTGACACATGGGATGAGAAGGGTTAGAAGCTTTCAAACATTTAAGAGGCTGCGGTCCTTTGAATCCCCAAGGTTCCAATTCGCCAGTCTTACGATTTTCCCAGCATGATACACCACACACCAGACAGGTGCGATTGTATTGAGGCTTGGACCACACATGACTTTCACAACCAAATTCAAACGGGTTTTTATTCACGAGTCAAGTATACCCAGACCCCAGGCACTTGTAAACAAAATTCTAGACTTATTCGATGGGCACCAGCTTGTAGTCATAGCTGTCAGCGTAGCCAGTCTCCCAGTTCAGACGTTCATTGATTGTGATCACTCTGTACAGGCCATCCTCAACTTCGTCGAGGTTGATGATTCGTGGTATGACTTCATCAGCACCAACCATCGAAACGTCCTCAAACAAGAAGTCGTGGCCTCTGCTCAGGCGTCTCATGACCCTGATTGTAGTCTGACGTACAAGAGTTCCTGAACGTGGCGAGTAGAAACTAGTCTGTACTCTGACGACCAGATTTGGCCGTGGTTCGCTAGAGCAGGAAGGCCCCACAAGTATTGCATCCATAGTGCATGTTGTCATCCCAGAGATCCTTGCTGCCGCACTTGCTGCATCGGCCAGTGAAGTGGCCCGTGGGCTCAGCATTTGGGTTGTTGGCCCTTTGCTGAGGCGTCATGTTTTGAAGCCTTTGCCTTTTGGTCCGCTCGTCCCAATAGGCATCATCACCTTGCTTGGTGCGAAGGTAACTAAAGTCATTTGAGTAGTAGTTGTCTGCCATAAATTCACAAGGATTCGTAGGCTTCGATGGCTTTGCTCTTGCCCTTGAGCTCGATGTCAAGGTCAAAGAAAGCGTCATAGTGGTTGGCACGGCGAGTGGGCATCTCGCAGTGGGCTCGAAGATTGGATTGTGTGGGATCCGGCTCAGAATAGTGAAAGAGAGGTCGATACTGACGCCATGAGGCCAAAGCAAGTGAGAAAGCTTCGTACTCTGAATAACCACCCGGGTTGCACCAATGGTGATGATAATCGAAGGTGATTGGGCCACACCAACCTTGCTGAAAGAGAGCATGTGTGGTCCACTCGCCCTTGTCGTCGTTTTCGAGAACAAGACGATTGAAGACTCGTGATGACATCTTCTTGATACTTTCCTGAAACCTGTACATGGTGTTTACAAGACCACCCGTTGAACAACCCATGTGAATGTTGATGGGAGCAGAGTGATTGCGAGGAGCACCGCAGAGGTCAAGGATCAGTGCACTCATCTCCAGCTCAGACAGTGCAGCGTCAACTGTCTTGGGGTTGTCAGAACCAGGAATACAGAAGGCGCTGGGATGCATGGACAGTCGGACCAGGCCGTATTCGTCAGCGATACCCTTGAATTCTTGTTCAATCTCTGGCCACAGCGGAAGTTCGTGTGGCTTGAGCTCAAAACCTGGCATGCCCATGAGAGGGAACACCGTCTGAGGAATGCGATAGTTCCAGCCACGCTGACCACAGAGATTGATCATTGCACGGATCTGGCAGACGTTGTGCAAGACAACCTCAGCGAGTTTCTGAGGACCACTAGCACCAGCTTTCTTGTAGCTGGCAAGAGTCATAGTACGCATGGGGTACGTGCGATCGTTGTCCCACATGCAGCAGAGGCCAAGGCGTCCAGTCATCAGGACGAGAACCTTACTTGGACCCTAGTAAATTGTAAACATTATTCGTGGATATTTATGTCTCTGTCAACAAGAGCCTGAGTCAAGTAGTTTCTTGTGGCCTCCAAGGCCTCGGTGGCTGTGGCAAAGTTGTGGCCGTGTTTCAGCCAGTCTCTCAACTGGTTGTCCACCTCACTCAGAACGGAGCACAAGTTTAGACCTTGCACAGCTCTTTTGCATTCGTCGGCTTCTTCAGGAAGATTAAACTCCAGGTTTATTTTCATAGCTGAAGTCTATCCAGAAAAAAATCAGTGTACAAACTAAAAAGGCTATCTCGTTTTATTTTCAAATATCCGCGGGGTAGATACTGTGATGAAACAGCGCTCTGCATTGAATGGAAAACCTTGTGTGCCGCTTATGTTCGTTTTATAGTCTTAAAACTGTCTTAATAGTCTAATCTATTTAGCTAAAAGAGGCCAAAATAATGAACCGGTTCATCTTGTTGGTGTTCCCCAGTGCTGATACCCCGCGTGACTTGGTTTGTGTCTTATAGTTCGCGGGGTAGACACTAACATGGAATGGCGCTCTGCATTGAAAAAATTTGGCAATAGACTTAAATAGGACATTATCTTAAATCTATTAAGTTTAATAAGGACTAGTGAGTGTCAAAATTATGAACCAGTTCATAATTTTAGCAGCCTACCCCGTTGATTACCTGTAATCATTGACAGCTAACAGGGTAGATAGTGCTACGAAATAGCGCTCTGCATTGATAAAAGTACTATAAACGACTAATCTCTACAAACTTAAAATAAAACAAACTTAAAAACAATTATGGACTAACGCAAGTCTAGAGAAGCCGTTATGAAGTGCAACAGACGACCCTCACTAACAATAGTGTCTAAAGCTTTCTTGGCCGTGGTGCTGTCACCGTCCTTGAACATAACCACATCAGTGATTCGCTGTATCTGGTAGGTGGTCTCAGACTCGTCATAGTGGACAATCGCCACCTTGTCTATGCCTAGGTCCTCGTAGAAAGAGGGAGCCGTGTTGATCTGTGTGGCTATTCGAGGTGACTCAATCTTAAGAAGCACAGGGACCAGAGAGCCTTTGTTCCGTATTTGAAATACAAGGCCGTTAGCGAAGTCCAATTCGTCTATAGAAGCCACGGACTAAGTACAGTCATGAGCACTGTCACAAAAGAAAAGGATCACCAAAGTCTCCATAGTCACTGTAGTCTTCACCGTCATCTTCACCCTCTTTTTTGCCCATGATTCTTGTGAGTATATCTTCTTTCTGAGTCCTTAGGAATTGGTAATGATCACCAAATAGACTCTTGAAGAATGAACGTGGGCCTCTGGCAACAAATTGAAATTGAGGATTTTCACCTTCAATTACTTCGCCAGTGTGGAAACTTTTTTTATCAAAAATGCTGCACAGTTGAGTGTCTGTTTGGTCTTCGAATGGATTACTTTCTGATGCTCTAATTCTCTCTATGGCATCCTCTGAGACATCACCCAACAAGAAAGTCCATTTAGACCCATGGCCCTGAGCGAACTCATCTCCATAGTCTGTAAAGCGCCAGTCTTCAGGAGAAAATCCTAATATCGCTGTTATGTCATTGACAGTAGCCACCACCATTCCTATATCAGTTCCAAAAAGCTTGGCGTGTTCTCGTGGATTCATCATCTCTTTAATGTCTTCCGGACATTTCATCCAAGTACGAATAGTTGGAAGTTTGAGTGAAGGACGAGGACCTGGAATTCTTAGGGAAACTGGATTTGAATCTAGGTCTAAGTTTTCAGCCTCCCACTGTTCTTGTTGTTCACGATTCATCATTGGAAATGGGTGTAGGGCGGACAGATTTACACCCGGCTCGGCTTCTTGAACATCGACAGAGAATTCTGTGCCTTCAATTTCTCTGGATCCAGTCAGAAGATCTCTTACGGCCCAAAACATCATGGCCTCACCGTCTTGATACTGAAGAGGTGTTCCACGATCAGATTTTAGGGGATTAAATGGGTAGTTTTCGCGCCATGTCGATTTGAACCAGTTGATAAATTGCTTTGACCTGCCAACGGTGTAAACGGCATCTGTTGGGTCTTTTGCAAGCGTTGTGGCTGAAAATGACTCATTGCCTTCGTTGGTGAATGTCACCGTCCATGCAGTTTTAGCTTCAAAGAGCTGGTCCACAAGTTTGGATACTTTTCCCATGGGGATAATTACAAGAGGTTCTTGTCAGAGTGAAGAGACTAGTCTACACGGTCACATTCGGTTCAGTCTTCCACGACATGGCCAAGCTGACCCATCCACACATCAGGAAGTATGCAGAGAGACACCATGCAGACTTCTTGGTTGTGGACGAGAGCAACAGGAAATACACACTGCACCATGCCTCCTATGAGGATTTCCAGATTCCCATATGGCTTCAAACCTATGATGAGATCGTCCACTTGGACACTGACCTCATTGTGGCCAATGACACACCCTGGCTGTTGGATGCATCAGCTGGAAGGATGTGCATGTTTGACGAGAGCTTCAGAGATGCGGGTGATGTGTCTCGTACGAGAGTCCGTTACTATTTGGACTACTGCCAAAAGACAGGCAAGAATTTTCTGACCGGTCGAATCAAGCCTTGGGGACGGTACTTCAACATTGGTGTATTTGGCCTGACCAAAAGGGATGCAGGCCTGTTCAAGGATCCTGAGGGATTCTATGATGATGGCACAGGCTACCAAACCTTTATGAGCCACAGAATCATGGAGAGAAACCATGTGATCCATGACCTGGGCCCAGAGTTCAACTGCATGAACCAGGATTGGGAGCGATCTGACTTCCACCAGACCGCATTCGTGGTACACTACGCGTCCATACGCAACTACAACTGGCTCTTCCAGCAGATTGCTGTGGACAGTGACAGACTGAGATCCTTGGGCCGACTAGGCTGAGAAGGAGATGATACCCTTGTTGGTGCTGTCACCACGCTTGGAACTGAGCAAGTTGTTTAGTGTGGTAAGCAGCTCACTGATTCCAGGTGCTGTCTGGTCAGTCTCAGAGATCTGGCTGATGATCTGGCCAAGAACCTCAGGCCCAACATTCTTGGGTACAATAATCACGCCAAGGGCCGTCTTAGACACCTCGAACTTCTCGAAGATGTCAGGATACTTCTCTGCAAACTTCTTGGCAAAGAGGGTGACGTTGAAGCACCACTTGTTCTCAGTGTCATCGACTGGGCTGAAGAGGATCTGGTCATAGGTCGCGTAGATCTTGAGGATCTCACTCTCTTCAAGACCAGTCTCCTTTATCACGGCAGGAAGTGATCTGATGGCCGAAGGGTACTTTGGATTGACAAAGCACTTGAAGACCTTGAGCTCACTCTCGTTGAAATCGCGTAGGATGTCTGACATGCTAGCCATGGTAAGACTTGAGTTGACCAGGTAAACCTGATTTTGAGATAACTACATCTCACGGACTGGACTTGTTCCACGTGGAACATCGATTTTTTCAATGCCAGGCGCAGTGAAAACGGCCTTGAAAAAGTTTACAAAATTTGTTTACAAGACCCTTGGCCTGGGGTATACTTCAACTGTGATTATTAAATCTAAAATTCAATTCAATGCCTTTGGAAAAACCGTGCCGCTCGACGTGGTCGGCAGTTACAGCACCAAGGTGGCTCTGGTCAAAGCCGATGGAACCATGAAAGAGCTTAAACGCCATGAGTGGAAGTACGTCAATGACGGGTTCGAGATCACCAGCGACGAAGGTAAGATTGGTGATGAGTTCGATGTCCTGGCCAAAGCTGAGGTTGACATCCTCTCAGTGACCTTCACCGGTGTCTTGGGAGGTCGTTTGCTGGAGGCCGAACCCATTGAGATGGACGCCCACCATCTCAGTATTCTTGAAGAAAAGATCAAAGAGTTGGGAATGAAGCAGGAATTTGCTGAGTGTTAGTAAACTAAAAAGTGGGTGTCAGGCCACTCAGCCTGACACCCACTAAGCAGATGACTAACTACCCAGATGCAGGACGCGTGCATCTGTTCTAAAGAACTAGATAAGCCACTTATCGGCGTTATTTTTTGTCCAAAGGATCGTTGACTTCAGCGACTCACTGAGTGGCATTGGTATCTTCCAACCCAATGACTTCATCTTAGAATCGTCCAACGCGTAGCGCATGTCCACACCAGGGCGATCACTCTTATCTGGGCTTACCATCACATAGTTCAACTTCTGGCCAAGAGTATCAGCAATGATAAAGGCAACTTCAAGGTTGGTCAGTTCCATCTCACCAGCGATGTTGTACTTCTCGCCAGCTCTTGATCCATGCTTCAGGATGTGAAGGACAGCAGCAGCCACGTTGCGAGCATGGATGTAGAATCGGCTGGAGCTTCTGGTACAAGTTTGGTCAGAGTGAATGAAGACTGTCTCACCGGCCATGACCTTGCGTATGGTCATGGGCACAAACTTCTCAGGATCCTGTCTCTCACCAAACACATTCATGGTGTGGGTGTTGATGACGGGCAACCCATAGGTGTTGTGAAAGGCCACACAGAATTCCTCAGCTGCAGCCTTGGACGCAGCATAGGGATTGCCGCTGTTGTAGCGGTCGTCCTCCTTGAATGAGACGCCATCTGGTGCTGGACCAAAGACCTCATCGGTGGAGAAGTTGACAAAAGTCTTGAGGTTTTTCAACCCACGAGCATACTGAAGGAGATTGACTGTGCCCACCACGTTGTCCTCAACAAAGGACATTGGGTCGCTGATTGACCGATTCACGTGGGATGCTGCAGCCAGGTGAAGGATGATGTCAATCGGGCCGATGTTGCGTGCCACCGACTGGTTGATACTGGCACGGAGGTTGTGGTAGACCACCTTGAGTCGGTGCTTGTTAGCCTCAAAGCACTCGATGTCAGTGATTCGGTTAAGATTGCCGGCTGAGTCCAGCCGGTCCAACACAACTATCTCCCAGTCTGTGTTTTTCCACAGATGCTCAAGGATGTGGTGGCCAATGAACCCTGCCCCGCCAGTTAGTAGTACTCGCATGCTGGCAAGAACTTATATTTTCTACTGTTGTGCATAATCTGCAGCATATCTTAGGGCTCTCCTTTTACTTTGTGGGTGGGTTTGACCTCCAAGGGGTGAGTGGCCGAGAAGCCATGGCTCGTAAGCGGGGATCCCTCCTTTAAGACGTTGAAGTATCTCGTCATTGGACAGTCCAGATCGTCTCAAGGCATCCACATGTTGTCTTGCTCTTGGCATCAACTCAACCTTTGAGTTTAGGTAATCATCCATACTAGCCGTAGTGTGGAACTGTGGCTTGGTGTATTTTTTCCCCGATTTTTTCTTATCGAGGTCTCTTTTATTAATTTTTTGGGTATATTGCGCATAATCCCATTTCGGATTGAGCCTCATTTTTTCCCACTGTCCTGAATGGACTAACTCATGAGTTATTACGCTTGTTAGCAAACTGTGGTCGTCCTTTGAATAATTTTGTGGAATGGTCACTTGTATTCCAGGCAACACCAAGGCCCACGTTGATCCTGTTGATCCTGGGGGTGTGAATTGACCTAGCCAGTCTTTTCCCAGAACGATAGTGATTCTTAACCCTAAATAATCTGTCAACAACTTGCTTGAGTGACGAATAAAATCCTTCAGTGCCGATTCATGGGCTTTCCGGCGCATGCCCGCTTCGCCCCAGGGGTCTGGAGCAGACATATACTGCTTCGCCCAATTTTCGCCAGCTGCCAGTGCTTTTTGAAAATAGATCCATTCTCTGTTTTTCTCCAGAGGAGGGACCCAATTGTCCCACGCGTCAGAAATGATCTCATAGATGTGGTTCACGTCCTCTTTGGATGGGCCCACTACTGCTTCGATGACTTCCTTGACCTCAGTGCTCATAGACTTTAACTTTAACTTTAAACCAAGTCTTCTGGATTATCAGCAATGTCCTTTGCCACATCTTTTGCAGCGTCTGAAATAGTGGTGCCAGCAGTTATGCCAATGCTGTTGCCATCAGCTTTCCATTGTGCTCTATCTGTGGACTTTGTGGCATGTTTGACATCTCTGGCCTCTTGCCTGGAGTCGCCACTCTGGATATCAGCCTTCTTGGTTTGTCTGGCCTGTTGTCTGTCTGATCGACGTGTTTTAGCAGCTGTGCCCATGCTGTATCTACATCCTCTGATTAGGCTGGTATCCAACCTTTAGCAATCCATTCGGCTTTAGCTTCTGGGAAGAATTTGAGATACTTGCTACAGCTATCAGGCTTGTTTGACATTGACTTGGCAATGTACTGCTCAGCCTCAAGCCAGCGACTCTTCATGTGTCTGATGGCGTAGTCCACAGCATAGCATGGAAGTTGCATAATAGTCTTCTCACCTTCGATGAATCGGCCTCGAATAACATTGCCAGCGTAAAGACACACTTGCGTGGGACACTTAGCGAGTGTTGCTTCAATCTGTGGCCAGCGACCCTTTATAACACAGTGACAATATTGGTATGCCCAAGATGAGTGGCCAGCAATGGTGGCCTCGCCTTGTTCAAATCGGCCACGTAAGATATTTTTGGCGTACAGGAAGGAGAAGAACGGGTCAGTGGCGAGGATCTCCTCGAGACGAGGCTCGCGGCGGTTGATTTTCTCCGCAGCTTCATAGATTTCATTAAGGGAATTTTTAGAGTATTTTTTCTTCATCGGAGGTGAGTATACCTCCGGCCTCAAAAATTGTAAACAAAATTTTATACAATTTTCGCTGCGCCTGGCATTGATCCGGAGATCACACCTTCATGATGTGAGCCGGGATGGCGCCCATCGAGTGGTCGTAGTTCTTGGCCGAGGACAGCTGGAGTGGCATCAAACCAAGCTTCGGCCGGACCTCGTTCTCCATGGCGTCGCGAAGCGAGACCAACTGCTTGGGACTGAGATCGTCAGTGTAGACAAAGGAAACATACTCGCCTGGCACACCCTTGTAGTAGTCCATGGTTTTTGAGTAGTCAATATCCACTGAGTAAAGCTTGTCACCATTCTTGGCCGTGTAAACCCAGTGAGACTCACCAAGTGGGTGTGGAACCTTGACAGACGC